TTTCTCCATCAGAGAATGATAGGTCGTGAGTAGGGAGTTTTTCTTCTGGAGAAACCCTAATCATTAATACCTCGCCAGTTTAGGGTCAATGGACAAAAGATAATTATTAGACGATCTTCGCCTGACAGACATATCTCGTTCTTTTGTAAGCGCCTGATTCATAATGTCTACCGCAATTGGGTCGTCTTTACCTACCGTTGAAATCCAATTGCGGTAGACATTTACAACAGCCGACCACTTCAATAACTCTAAATTGACGTTGTTTGAAATGATGGTGCTGTATAAAGTTAAAGCAGTGTGTGGAGTACGATACCACAGCCTTACTTTCATTCCTGCGGTAGAGGGTGCTTTTGTAGGCTCAAAGTACAGATACCCACCATTCTCATACCAGAAGTAGTTGGTTGAATAAGAGTACGGAGAGGTACTAGAACCAGCAACATCCACTCTCATAATACCAGTTATACCAGTAGGCAGAGCGTATCTATCTGTAGAAGCAGTTACAAGGGTAGTTTCATCAGAAGTAACCGCATCCCCTATTTCGTCAATAGCCCTTTGAATAGCGACTTGCATCATATCAAAAGTATATTTAGGGGGCGCTAATGCGTAAAGAACGCCAGCGACTATTGCTCCGCCAACGGTAGATGGTACGGTGATTGTGTTATCAGAGTATGCAGAAATCCTTGACGCTACGCCACTGTACGTACCACTTAATAGAAACAGCGTACCATCCCGCCAGTAATCAGCAGGTTCGGTTCTATAAGTGTCTACAAGTGTTACTGTTGAGCCACCTGTAGCAGTTCCGACCCTAACGCCACCAAGAATTTCGGCAACGTCTAGCATTACATCTGCAAGCGTTGTCATAGGTTATCCTTTGGGAGAGGGCTGTTACACCCTCTCCCTTATGGCGTTTAGTGTTTGTTGTAGCGACCAGCAGGCACAACATCAATGCCGAAGGTCATGTTGGGGGTTGTCCCAGACATGGTGGCGACATACTTGATGAACTGCATGGGGCGCACAGTGTGAAATTCCTCGCCAACTGCGGTTGTCACACTTGCAAACGCGCACAAATCCTGGTAAGTTCCACCAGTTGTAGCGCAGTGTTGCAGTTTGATTGCAGCAGTACCAGTTGCTCCAGTGATTGAGGTCACGTTCAAACGAAACCGTAAAGGTTGAATGACGCGAGTACCCAAATCAACAACAGAACCAGTTGTGGTCGTAGTAACAGCACCACTAGACTTAATTACTAGGTTATTATCAGCAGGCATTTTATACTCCTTATGAAGCCTGAATACCGTAAATACGTGCTACGGAACGAGGGCTTACTAACATGATGCCTGGATCCCAGTCGATGACCGAGCGGTAGGTGATTCGATCTTCCAACAGCCCAACATCTTCTGCTTCCAACTCTTTGCGCTGGAAACCTTTGAGGAACTCATCACCAAACTTGACCGCGTAGATTGAGGTTTCTGTACCACCAGTAACGGCAGTACCATCATTCAATTCGGTGTTTAGGATGATATTGGTTGATTGGTCGCCCTTTAAGCCGATGTCGATGATTGCAGGCCCACCAGCGCCCCAAGTAGTCTGTTTGCGCTCGTAGTTGTCCTTTGTAGAATCCAAAGTTCCAGACTGGCGTAAAGCAGATTCAAGGCGAAGTTTAGAGGTGCGGTTCATCAGTAACGCATCGGGTTTACCATCAACAAACAGGGACATCAAATCTTCGATCTTGTCAATCAGTTGGTTATACCATGTGGTTGTTGCGGTGTCGGTTGAAATGTCAAGACCTTCGCCATCAACTGATTGTCCGGCTGCCAGGTCATTAATCAAACGGTGGCGGATGCCAACCATTTCTTTGACATTGGTAACGGGGTTGCCATTGATGAACATATCGTTGAATTTATACGCCATTGCCTGTGAGAACATTTTGGTCTGTACAGCACGAATATCCTGAACAGTGTTCTTGGCTTCGACATACTCTTTCGGGATGTCGATGTAGGCGGATAAGATACAAACCTGCTCTTCCATCGGTTCAAGAACGCCTTTGCTTGCGGTCATTGATTCGCCAATGTTACGGGCGGTGATGGTGGGGAGGGTTTTATTACGTAGATATTCAACGCTTAGAGTACCCGCAGTCTCCCAGGGAAGTTTATCCATGATGAATGATTCCTTGCGGAACACATCAAAGATGCCTTTCTTAAGAGGTTGGGTTGCCTGAGCGTAGAAATCAGACAAAGTGTAAGCCATTTAAGTCTCCTTCAGACTATTTTTTATATGCTTGCTTGAAGAGGTCAGTGGCAGACATATCGGGAAGTCCAGCAGTTCCCTTTTGAGGGGTTGTTGCTATCCTTGCCTTCGGGTCGCCAGCGTTCTCTTCAACAGAAGGAGTTTGTTTAGATTCACGGCTTGATTTGGCTTTTACTGCTCTTTCGTATGTGGTGTACCATTCGCCTAGAGTACCGTCTACTTTAACGGTAACGAACTCTGGGTCAGCGTTGGTGATTATCGTACCATCATACTTTTCAGCAATACGCTTCACGTCCGCCATAAGCGGATTCTCGTTTTGAACAGGTGCAGGGGCTTCCTGCGTTTCTACCTTTAGTTGTTCGCGGGTGGCTTGCTCCAAACGTAATCTTTGTTCATACGTCAATGGTGCGCCAGCAGCGACCTCGTAGGCTTTTAACCTGTCCTCAACTTCTTTGTTAAGCCGTGCGCCTAATTTGTCCGTGAGGCTCTGGGCTTGCTTGACCGCTTCGAGAGATTTCTGTGATGCAATCTCCGTTGCTCTCTTTTCGATCAATTCCAAAACCTTTTGTTCTGTCAAAGCGATTGGCTCTGGTCGGGCTTCTAGTCCTTGTTCCACTACTTCCGGTGTTGGTGTAGCGACCACTGCCGGAGTTGTGGTTGGAACTGCTACAGGCTGCTCTACCTGTTGAGGCTGAACCATTGCATTAGGTTGTTCTGACATACAAATATCTCCTTTATTATTATATCAAATGTTGAACATTTATTCTATTTTTAATTACCATACTTACTACTTACATAATTCAATATCGCTTTTAGTTCAGGGTGTTTGCTTTTATATTCCTCCTTCCATGTCTGGGCTTCTTCCAATTCGGGGTTTGCATCCCAGAATCCAGAGCGTTGATTACTTGGTAAACTCCAATAGGTATCCCATAATGCAGAATCATTCGGATAAAGACTGTCTAACTCTGTCTTATAAGCACCATATATAGAGGAATTGCTATCTGTCCAGAAACTATCCTGTGGTACTGACTTGCCTGTAATGGCAGGCTCAACAACCTTGCTCATCCACTTCTTCATTGTTCCGTATGGTCTACCTAGTTTTTCCCATTCATAAGCCAGTAACTCCCAGGCGCCTGCGGTAAGTTGAGTACCACTAGAATAATAGGCGTTCAGTTGTTCAACCAGGTCAGGGTCAAATCCCTTAAGAGTAACATCAGGATTCTTTGAGGTATCGACAAGTTGTTTACTGGCAAACACCACAGATATTTCGGGGTGATCCTGCTCATACTGCTCTTTCCAATCCCAATACTTCTGTAAAGATGGGTTGGCTCTCTTGAACGATGATTGTTCACTCTTTGGTAAGGCGAAGAACGCTTGTTCTAGTCCGTAGTAGAACGGGAACATAGCCTCACGTTCCTTGATAAACTGGTCGTAAGCCGTAGACACATTCTCTGACCATAACTCTACCTTTTTTACTTCTGGGGGTGGCGCTAGGTCTAGTTTATCCGACTTCGGTATTTCATTATTGAGCATCTTTGACCATATCATTAGTGTTTCAATAGGTACACTGTTGGGATCGCCAGTTTCTTTATCCAAGAAGTTCTTTACAAAATCATCACCAAGAGAATCTTTTATGACTGTCTTATTGGCAGTACCACCACCCATGTAACTATCCCATATTTGACCAATGATGTACTGCTTGAATCTTGCTTCTGGGTCTTTAGTATATAAAGCACTTCTTGTTTCGTATTCAGGATGTTCGTTATAAAAGTCCCTCAAAGCCGCTCTGTCTCCGGCATTGTATTCCTTCCATGCATCGTTGTACTCTTGCTGTTGTCCCTTGTAGATTAACTCTCCCTGTGGAAGTAAACCAACGGGGAACATGGACTGGAAGATGGAAGATGATACTTGCCAGAAGTTACCCTTGTTCATCAGGGCTTCTACGGTTAGAGTACCAGGAACTTTGAGGGCTATTTCCTCTGCAACTCTTTTATCTGCTTCAATCCAAGCACTTCCAGTATGGCTCATCATGGCTTCTTGTGCTTCTTTAGAGGTAATATCGCCACTAAACGCCATATTAGATAACATTCTCTCTACATAGTAATCGCCAAACTGACCGTATTTCGCAACTGATTCTGACATTCCAACTGCTTTACGGGCATTAGTTTCCAACCAGGTAAGCGCCCGTACGTTGCTATTCGTGGCTTTATTGAACATTGTCTCTATTGCCTGTCCTGTTTTCATAGCAGGGGTGGGAGAGATTCTATCCGCATTTCCGAACATCAGTTTTATTGGAGTGTCTACAAACATACTCGGCTGCATGAACAGCCCAAGCATACTGGACGGGTCTGATAAAGCGGATTGGTCTGTTGCCTGTGCATAAGCCCTGTCCCAAATGTCTCCAGACATAGTTTCTTGTGCTTCATTCGCTTGCTTCTTGGAGATTTCACCACTCTTTACCATGTCGTCTAGGACATATCCTGTATTAGTTACAATATCGCCTGAAAGACTGTTTATCTTTTGGAAAGGTTGAAGTGCCTGTGAGAACGGGTACATCTGACCAAATGGGTCTGACCACAATGTATCTCCCATCCAATCGGGTAAGTAAGGGGCGAGGAACATTGACTTGCCTTTTAACCTAGAAGGCATACCTGCGCGTTCCATGTTCTCTTGCGCCTGTCGTAGTCTGAAATACTGACCAAATATCGCAGGTCTATCAATCATACGCAAAGCCCAGTTCCTCATGGTATTGGTGTACCAAAATTGATACGGGAACAACGTATTAGAAAGGTTGTCAAAGTTTGTCTTTTTGGTGTAGTTGAGCATGACAAAATCGCGTTGACGTTCAGCCCACGATAGAGCGAAGTTCTTGTCAGAAGCAAGGTTTTGTTTCTCCTGCGCCATCCACCTTCTAACGGCTGGTATTGCTTCGGCAGGGATACCTTCTTTTGGCTTCGGGTTATTAATAGTCTCTAATGACTTCTCTTTGAGCGCACGTAGCAACTGTGATAGGAATAACTGATTACCTTCTTGTGCAACCAAGTGGTTATTGCGAGGGGTAGGGGTAGTTCCAAGTGGGTTGTCACCAACTATGGGACTTTTAGTATTGAACAGGTCGTGAGCACCCTGTACCTCTGTGTCTTTATACTTGCTCGTCATTGGCAAGTATACTTCTGTTATGTACTTGTTATATTGCGCGTTCTTCTGTGCGCTAGTTAATGGGAACGTAAACTCATCCAGCGAATGTCTAAAATCATTCATTGACTTTGTTATCGCAAGGCGTTGTTTCATCATATCCATGCGCCAAGCAATAACCTGTGGGTCGTTTCCAGATAGTCTTATGATTGCTTCGTCTGCTCTTGCCTGAATACCAACATCTAAATTAGAAGCATCTTCCCATAACTTATCTGCTTTTAGTTTAGTGGCGAGTTTTTCTGCTTCGTAATTCTCTGGTTTGGTTGTTTTCTTACTGAACTCATCCCATACTTTATTCTTCTCTACGAAGAACTTTTTGAAGTTAGCGTTAGATTCGCCGATAGTGGCAAGAAACTCTTTTGCTTCTGGAGTATCACTTTTACCAAGAGCGTCAAACACACCACGATAGGTTTCTTCTTCCCATTGGCTTACTCGATTGAACTCCAAGTCCTGCCTACTGCGATATAACCCGTACATCTCGTTCCATTGTTTAGGGTCAAGAACGCCCTTTAGTCCGAAGATGTGGTCTAAATCCATCCACTTCTCTTGGACTGCTTGTTCTCTAAACAACTTCATGTCAGATAACAAATCAAATGCGGCAGGAAGTCCCTCTGCTTTTATTCTATTACTTACATCTATTGACCTTGTTTGTATGTCAATCTCAAACAAAGACTTTACATATTCATGCCACTTGTTA